CAGCCGGTGCAGCGCCACCGCCAATAGTGACAGGAAATGCTTGCAATGTGCGCTTGTTTACTCCAAAAAATTCACCGTTTTCATTTTCTTTAAGTTCAAAACCTGGGTTGGCTTTTTCAAACGTAAATTTTTCGCGTGCAAGATTAGCGTTTTGTTGTGCAGTCCTATCTGCAAACGTCATTGTTTTGGCAAGTGGCGCCATGCCAGCAACAGGCTGACCATAGCCAGGCAAATTGGGGTTGTTTTGAATGTTGACAATTGAGCCACCAATGTCTTGACGTTGGATTTCTGGCAACATGGTTTTAAGTTTGTCTTTGGCATCCAACAAACCAGCAACTTTTTCAAGCCGGTATTGCCTAAATTGTTCAGGTGTCATGCTTTGAAGTTGCTGCGCTTCGGCTGAAGCGGTTTTCATGTCAAAGTAACCTTTTGTCACTCCTTCATTTAACTTCTTAATGGCTTCTTGAGGTGTTGACGATGAGCCAAGTGAGTCATAGCCATGATTCAATTTGTCTTTTGTAAGTTTGAATTGAGCAGCATCTGTTTCAGTTTTTATTTTAGTTAAATCTGCGGCTGATTTTAAACGCTCATTTTCAGACTTTAAAAAACCTGGGATTAAGTTGCCTTGTCCACGGCTGGCGGCATCTTGAACAAATGCGCTTGTGTCAATAGCACCAGTTGCAGGGTTAAAGTGCTTGGCATATAACTCATTTTGAATTGTTGCGGCTTGGTCTGCGCGTTGAGCAGCGCCAAGCTGATACTGCGCCAAAGCGTTTTGATTTTGAGCAGCTATGTTTTGATTTTGATAATTTTGAATTTGTGCAAGTTGGCCGTACTGTGCCAAAGGATTGGCAATTTCAACGCCCCTGTACCCCATTGCAATGTTTGGATCGAGTGCCATAATTTATTCCTTACCAGTAAACGTCTGCGTCGTACCCCGTACCATAGCCTGCTGGATTAGCGCCGCCCGATCCACCACCACCACGACCACCGCGCAAAGCGGAAACTAAATTGTTGCCTTGGTTGTAATTTAAATATTGACCGACACTTTGACCAACAGCATTTGCGCCTCCCATATACCCCGCCGCTTGTGCTGCCGCGCCGCTAGTAAGCATGTTGCCCACGTTGGCCGCGTTAGTTGCGCCAGCATTTGCAGTTAAAGCATTTGCGTTTGCACCGTAACCTGCAAGGGTCATGTAAGGCGCAAGGGTTTGGTTTCGTTCAGTTTGGTATCGGTTAAACGCATTGTTATATTCTTGCGAAGCCAAACCTTGGCCATAATTCATTAACGCACCGCCAGTGTTCCCACTAATCAAACCACCTCGAGCCGCAGCGCTGCGCTCCAACGATTTGTTTCCTTGGTCCAATCGAAACTGATAACTGGGGTCTTGGGCAAACGTAGCCATGTTAAATGGCTTGTATTCGGCCAAACTTTCAAGTCTAGTCAGCGCTCGACCACCAGCTTCACGCCACGGGCGTTGCTGTTCGTTGGTTACATCAAATTGCTCGCGTGAAAGTTGTGCGGCTTGATTTGCCGCATTAGCTTGCGTACTTGAAGCCTTATTTGCAGAATATAAACCTACCGCCGCTGATGCAGCTACTGCTGATGCTACCCATGTCATGCTGATACTCCTTGTGCCGTCAATTTAGGCAAGTTAGCTGTTGAAGCAAGTAAACCCATCTCATCATAAGAAGGCGAAATTACTTCGTTTTCAATTTTATCCAAATCAGATTCTTTTTCAAATTCAGTTAAATGAACAGTTGTCCATAGTGTATCTTCTTCGGCGTACACTGCGCGTTTCAACCCAACTTCAGAAATAAAAGTACAAGGTGCTTCAAAGTATTTTTCACCAAATTCAGTGAACACTTTGACTTTACCTTTTGAAATAAAATTTAAATGCTGATGACGATGTATTTTGCCAATAACAAACGAACCTTTGGGTAAAAAAATCTCTCTGGCATACGTACTGCATCCGTATTTTTTATCTTTTGGTGTAAAGTAATGTTTAAGGGTGCAATCTTCCAAAGCCGATTCAGCCATGCCGCTGTCAATCATGGTTTGCATTTCATTTTGCGCGGCAAGCACAGTTTCACGAAACTTGACTTTAACCGGTGCATTTTTTGCAACTTCAAACCCTTTACCGTAAGTTACTTGCATAGTCTTACCTTGGAATAATTGTAACGATAGGCGTACCTGAGTACGTGATGGTCAGAGCGTCATTGGGTGACAAGCCAAACATGCCATAGTATGAACCTGTATTGTATTTTGTACCACTAGGCCCACGTTGAAATTCAACTTTGATTACCCCACCGCCGCTGATCATAACGTCTAACGGCCTTTGGAGGTCATTGCCAATAACCAACGGCGATGCAGTCAACGGTACATTGGCTGGGTCACTTTGAGGCGCGTAATCAACATTTGCGTTAAGCAAGGCCAAAAAATACCTATACCATTCCCGCGAAATTAAACCCGTTACCTGATCAAAGAACGGTACTCGGTTTGACGGGATATTGGTATCTGCATTAAGCATTGGTAGGCGTCACAAACAATTCAGCGCCCATGATGGCGATCTTGACCGGATCGGTGCCTGAAACCTCGTACACGCGGTCACGCAGCTTCATAGTCATGCCCAAACGCCGCCAGATTACCCGTTGGCCAGTCTGACCCACAGCGCCCATAGATTTGGAATGGTAGTTGCCCCACGTATGGCCGCCATCGTCTGACCAACGTAGCAGCACCAAGGGTGTACCGTTGACGCTTGTTTGGACACCTGTAATCAGGAAGTCGTAAGACTCAGTGATGATGTCATCGCTGTCTTCAGTAACAATAAATTGTTCTTCTGTAACTGGAGGCAGCGTAAACCCGACTTCGCAGTCAAGTTGCAATGAATGTTGTGCGGTGCGCTTAAGCGTGTTCGTACCAGAGGCCAGCGCACGCCAAGAGCGAATCCACTTTTGGATGTGGTCATTGTCCGAATACACATCCAAGTCAAACGCATAAATTTTGCCGTCTGCAAAATCACCGACTAACACTTCGCTGTTAAACACAGCGCGGCAGTTGGACCGATGACGGATTGCGTTGTCGTTTTCCCAGCTTGCACGTTCATGCCAGGCTTGAGTCGAGGCATCGTAGACCCATGTGGCGTTGGCCGAAGGAAAAGTCAGCACGTAGAAGGTGTGACCTTCTTGCTGGTACGAATAAGCGATGGCATCTGTGATGTTGCCGTATTGAGCGATTGCGTACTCCACAGCGTGCGTAGATATGCGTGTGCCCGTATAACCGTTGGCACGGTAAACAATGCCTTGGCCACGGGCATCAGCGCCTAGCCAGAACAAGCTGTTGTCCAATTTGGCTATCGAGAACGCTGCCGCGCATCCTAACTCGTTAAAAGCCCCTTGGATGCGCTGAAATGGCACGCCTGGGGGCGGTAGACCGGCGTCATACCAAACCTCAACCGAGTTACCACCAAATAGCCATAGTTCATTGTGGTCAGCAATCACGGCCACCAAACCATCGGGCGATCCTTCGGCGCTTGCTACACTGGCTCCATCTAACACCGTGCCATCATACGAATCAGTTACCCAAAACTTCTGGCTGTTGATTTCGTTGAAAATGAAATATCCATCCACAAACGTGACGGTTTGCGCTGGCGGGAACGTGTTGTTTTGGACAAAGGCATTGGTCACTGAGTTGTAAACGTAACTTGGACCGTTGGCCGCAATAAACAATTGAGTGCCGTTAAATGCCATTGACACGGGGCCGGTGTTGCCCACAGGGCCAAGCAGTGTTGCGTTGTAGCTTTGATCGACTTTGTACAGTTGGTTGTTGGATACTACGTACAACCATTGACCCGATTGCAACATACCCCGAATAGGACCAACGCCTACGGAGGTCACCAGCCGCAGGCCAGGGGCACGGTTCAGGAACGCCGCTTCCTTGCCACCCTCGGGGATGATCTCAGGAAACAGATTGACCATGCGGTTATCCGCAGCATTGGTGCTGCGTGCAACGTAGCTAGAGCCAAGAATCTGCGTTTTCATAAAGAATCCTGATAGACCCATTGTGGGCTGTCATCAATCCAAATGTCGGCGTTGATTACAGACGATTTTGCTTTTCGGCTAGTGTAAACAATTTCAATTGGGGCATTGACAATTGTTTCAACGGGTGTACGCATCGTGACAATTTTTACTGTGTGCCCACGATTTTGCGCTAATTGAACAAAATCATCCCACAACGCCGGATCGGCGGTGTAAGTTTTGTCGTAATCAAGCGCAATCAACATCAATAGTTACCAGCGTAAATGTTGAAACGCTGGCGAGTGGCCACGATGGCGTAAGGCATCGACATCACATCGTCAGGGTTGTTGATGCGCTTTAAGTCGCGCTTGCTGGTCATGGCGATGCGTTGCACTTGGGGGCTTGGCTCAACGCCAAACTCAGGCGCAATCTCCATTGCTAAAGAATACGTGAACGCACGCAGGTAGCCTGGCGGGAACGCTAGTACCGTGTTCAACGTAGCAGGCTGAGTTAATTCTTCAACACTGACAAAATGCCACTCCAAGTCCCGCGTGGGCTTGGGGTAGATGTACATATCAACGTCTGGATATGTCATGTTGATAAACAACACTTGCGGGTAAGTAGACGTTACTGTTTTCACAGCAATACCATCGTATTGCTGCTGGTTAATCATTTTTATGCCGTAAGAAACGTTCGTGCTTGCGTCACGGTAGTAAGTTGCATCATCCAGCAAAATAGGCCGGTTGCCTACAAAATCGCCTGTTGGGCCAAGGGTGCGGTTAATAAAACCAGCAGGCCATGTAAAGACTTGATCTTGCGTAGAAAAAACAGACAGACGTTCTGTATTCCACGAATCTATCATCTGATTTAGCGCAACAAGGCAATCGTTGGATGTTTCGGAGGAAGGCGTTTCACCTTCGGCCAGCATACCGATTAAGCGCAAAGCGCGGTTAATTTGATCCCCAGCGGTATACGTGGCCATGCTCAGACTCCTTCGGTTTCACCTTTGCGGGTGTATTTGCGCTTCACAACTAACGTGTTGGCCGCTTCTTCAGAGTCTGAAGGCGTGTCTGGATTGTAGCGCATCCAGCCATTTTTTTCATCAAAATCGGCTTCAAGG